AGATTGATTCTACTATTACTAAGACTCTGCATAAGTTTGCGAATCCCCAGCAATGCTGCTGCATTTACGCGCGCGCGCTCTCCACCACTAAGTGCAATAATATCAATATCTTTGCCATTATCTGTGATAATTACATTAAGTTTATCAGATGCAGCGATCTTGAAACTGATCTGAAATCTACCAGACGAAAGCTCTGCTAGATACTTATTAGTAGTTTCTTCTAGATCTTTAATGAGACACTCGATCTTATATGCTACTAAGCCCGTGGAACTAAATGTCTTAACTAATACCTGGAGGGTACTAAGTCTAGAAGATACTGCAGCTAGTTCGGCACGATGAGTCTCTAGCTCATCGTGCATTTCCTGCATCTGGGTTCTAACTAACTCAACTTTAGCATTATGAGCTAGAGCAGTATTGTTATACTCTGTAGCATCTCTAATTGCTTTATTTACTTTAGTTATGGTAGCTTCATGTTCTTTGATAATAGCATCTAGATTATCTTTATTAAGTAATTCTTCAGTTAACTCAGGATTATAAAGACCATGATATTCTTCATATAGTTCTTTACTAGTATTCTTGATTTCCCAAGCTGCCAAAGCTGTTTCAATTAGAGCAATCTTATCAGATACACTCTTAACACTTTTCTGAGAAATTAGCTTGATAGATGCTTGATCTGAGATAATTGTTGCAACTTTGTCAGCATCAATATCCTGTAGACACGTGGGGCAGGATGCCCCTAGTTTCTTCATTTTTAGGATGAAAGCATCTGCGCTTTTAATAGCAGAATTATGTTCTATTAACTCTGTATCTAGAAGTTTAGTAGATTCAGGTTTAAGTCCTGCGGGCTCTAAACTTATACTATCACGAAGCTCTTTATACTTATTGTTCTGAATTACTTTCTTATTCAGAGTATCTATATTCTTAATACTCTCTTTAGTAGTGGTAACTTCTTCTGTTAACTGTGTAGGAGTATTAGGTACTTCTACAAAAGATTTCTCTATTAAGGGAGTCTTTGTATACTTAGCTATCCATGTCTCTGCACTAGTAGCTTTAGTACTGTAGATAGTTACTTGCTCATTAACTTCCTTAGTAGCCGCTTTGAATATCTCTGCTGCATCTACATACTTGGATAAGTTAAGTAGATCTATTAGAAACTTCTTACGGTTAGAATCTGTAGCAGTTAGAAACTCAAGGCTAGCAGCGCTACTCTGGTATACGATCTGTGCGAAAGTCTTATGATCGTAACCTATTAATTCTTCTATTAACTTATAGGTATTAGTGGCAGTATGCGCGCTAATATCTACATCTTCTTTATAGAGCTTTACAGTTTGAGTATTACCGCGATTAGTCTTAATACGGTAGTTAGTACCGTCTTTATTAAATTCTAGATCAATAGAATAGCTCTTAGCATTAGAATTACGATTAAGAATATCTGCTTTCTTGATACCCTTAGAATTCTTATTATATAATGCTTCTTCTAAAATTAAAGCGATACTGCTCTTACCATGCCCATTCTTGCCCACAATCTGAGTCAAAGCGTCTGCGCTGAAGTCTATTTCATTATCTTCGCCATACGAGAATAGATTACTCCAGCATAACTTTTTAATTGTAATCATTTTGCTAAATACGCAGATAGCTGAGGAAAACCCCCAATATACTCGCCATCAACAAAGATCTGAGGTACAGATTTAGCATCTGGAACCGCATCTATTAGATCTTTCTTAGTCCATTTATTGCCTTCGCCAATCTTGCGCTCTTCGACTTCATACCCGTTAAGATGTAAAAGGCGTTTTGCAGAAATACATGCTGCACAGTTGTCTTGGCTGTAGACTATACTAGTTTTTAATAAGCTCATTTGCATAATTATTTAGTTCCTGTAATGCATCCTCGACCGCACTATCACTTAACTGTAGCACGTATCTTAGATATTCGTTGACTTCTTCTTCTAGCGTTAAATCTGGTGCTAGAATTAATGTAGTATCTGTATCTCGTTTAATAATCTTCTTGTCGATCAAATCACTATCTGCTAGGGCACCTAATTCTGACATATCACCTTCAATCTCGTAGATTGTATGATGATATTCTGTAGGCTGCATTGGCTCTCCAGCTTTAATAGTTTTCCTAATAAGCTGTGGAAGTTTTAGAGTTATGTGCTGATGAGACATACTGATAAAGTCAAACAACACAACACCTGTATCCACAGTATGCCTGTGGAAACTAGTAGTAAGAGGAGACCCAGGATAAAGAATATTTCTTTGCGAGTTTTCATATGCGTGTAAATCACCGGCTAAAACGACTTCCCATTTATCGAAGATAGATAGGTCTACTTCTGGTTTAACATGTGGAGGAATCTCTCCTCTAACATGAGTACATAGCATAGTTCCAGTAAACTTATGCCCGTCTTTCTCAAAGTGTTTTAGTTTATTATAGGGTATAAAATCAATACTCTCATAACTAAAGTAATCGTCAATAACTTCTACTAAAGGATTAATCCAGTTAGTTACATCCTTGAAGTTAGTAAAGAATGTACCATGCTTAGTAGTAGATTCATGATTGCCGCTATAGATGAATGTTTTAATTGGGATAGCTTTTACTAAACTAAAATATAGTTCTAGTTCTTCTGCGGAAGGATACTTATCCCAAATATCTCCGCCAATAATTAAAAGGTCTGCCTGTGCACATATCTCAACTAATTGATCCTGAAACATTTTGTAGCGGTTCTTAGCCCATTCTACAGGTACATGTTTCTGTCCTAATTTGTAATGAATATCTGCCGTGAATAATACTTTCATTTGCTCTCCAGAACAAAAAGCCCCCAGAGTGTTTATTTCTGGGGGCTTTTATCAGCCTAGTTCTTTAACTGCTTCACCATCTGCAGACTCGTCAGCAGCCTCATCGACTCCTGAAGTAATCTTCTCTAGTGCTGCTTTGATTTCATCAGCGGTAGGACGGATAAACTTGCTATCAATATCTTCCGCCTTTTCAGCTACAGCACGCTCGTCGGCACTTAGCTTGCGCTTCTTGCACTTTAGAACTGAAAGGGTGTACTCGACATTGAAGGGCAGAGGCCCGGTCTTAACACGCTTGAAGACTACATCCCAGCCACTATCCATATCAGTAGGATCGCCCAGATCTTCAGCAGCAGAAAGAATCTGCTCAAAGAGCTTCTTCTTGAGATTAAGCGCCTTGACTTTGCCATCGCTAGGGTCGATACAGTTAATAGAATAAGCCCATGAGCACTTCTTATCTGGGAAGAAGCTGGGGACGTGGTCAACTTCGGTATTCGTGAACTTTTCCTTTTCACGATCGAAGGCTAGACACTCTAGTGGAATATCCTTGTTATTAGTGCCTTTGACCCAGTACACATAGCGGGGTAGAACACCACCGACTAGACGCAGCGTATTGTCGCCGTCTTTATATGTGTATGACTCAACTGACTTCTTAACTGCCTTACCCTTGGTTGAATTGAAAGCTAGTGCCATTGTATAATTCCTCGTATTTAAAAAGTATTTGTTTATTTAATACATTAAGTATTGGATTTGATTTTATCTTAGCCAGATTTAAGTCTGGAAAGAAAGATATATCGAGCGTTATTAATTTATGTGTTTTGTAAAGAGCCCAATCTCGCATACCTGCTAATTTTATATACTGAACCAAGTAGTTAATATCTATGTTACGGATATTGAAAATAGGTTCAGGATTTAATATAAAACTATAACCTCTCAGCGGTAGTTTACTTGGCTTGTATTTAGATTTTGCACTGGAAGGTATAGACCCTCGATAGTGATACTCTAATACAGCCAGAAACTTGATTGGGTCGTTTGCTGCTTCCTTTTCTAGATTACCTAAGTTGAAGAATAAACCCATATCTCGACTTTCTAAAGAATATTATAGCAGTTTAGCACTCTATGCGCAACTCTAAATTTATTAATGCATTTCAATTTCCCACCCTTTACTAGCATAGAATGCGAGCCTAGCTCCATTCTGTCTACGCTCAGCACCACTGCTAAAGTTTAAATCTAGTACAACAGGGTCTAACTTCTCGGGATGCATCCGCATAATACGACCAATAATCTGTTCCAGAGAAATTGGGTTTGAAGTTGGTACTGCAAGAATTACACAACTTAATCGGTTTATTGAGATGCCTTCTGAAAAGATTTGTCTGCTACCAGCAACGCACATCTTTTCTCCGGACTCGACTTGCTCAATAAGAGCTTTTCGTTCCTCGTAGTCGGTTTCGCCTGTAATAAGTATGCAACTTGAGCCAATGTAATCCTTAATTTTGTTTAGAAATTCTACGCGATCAGCCACAACTAAAACACAGTGGCCTTTCTCTATTTGAGTAAGAGCTAATGCTGAGACAAACTGCTGATACTCCTCATCGTACAGTAAAGCATTAATCTTCTTAGCCCAAGTTTCACCAGTAGGCAGGTGAATACCTGTTTGAATAATCTTTACTAGTGGATCGAGTGTATGGCTTTGAGGAGGACGATAAACGTCTTTACCAAAGTAATCCATAAAAACCACGTGCTTGCCATCAGTACGAAGCATGGTACCGCTAAGAGCAATACGATACCGGCAATACATACCGTCAATAATTGAAGAAAAAGTCGTAGCAGGAACATGGTGAGCCTCATCTAATATTACAGTGCCAAATTCTTTACAGATACTCGGCATTAGTTTTGTTACAGTTTGTACGTTGCCAACTACTATGGCATGGTCTTCGATATCAAACTTTCCAGAGCCAATGACCCCAGGCTCCATACCAAATAGCGCGCGGATTTCGTCGATCCATTGATCTCGAAGCATTGTTGTATGCGTTACCACTAAGGTTTTCTGCCCTAGCTTGCGTGCTAGATGTAATGCAGTAAACGTTTTGCCCCAACCAACTAAAGCATTTATAAAACATGTATCGGTAACCTCATCGTAAACGGCCTGCTGACCTTCGCGTAGATCAAACTTAGGGATTGGGAAAGGTACCTCGTTATAGATACGTTTATCAATAATCTCTAGTCCAGCAGGCACTAGATCTGTACGCCCTTGCGGTATAGAAACAATATTATTAGGAAGTAGCCTATAGTTCTTAATAATTTCAATGTTCTTAAACTTACCACGTTGTCCTGATTTGGATTCGATACGGTAAGTTAGTTTGTTGATTATGTTTTTAAGTTCATCATTATCTTTAGGTTTAAAGTAGATTCGATTGCTTAGAATTGCTGTACTCATATTGATCGTCTTGTGTCGCTGTATTTGTGTTCGTATAACCCATATAGTATGTGGCTTTTGCCATCCACTAACAAGGCTGCATATTTCTGTTCGATGGTAGGCGCAAACAGCGTTTTAAAGCGTGCAGCTAGGCCTTCGACCTCAATGATTGCACCCCCTGTCGGGATGTGGATCACCTTGGCAATACGCTTGAATACTAAAGGCACCATCTTAGTCTTACTTAGATTGAAAACTAGACCCTCAGCATCTATGAACCAGACCTTACGTTTAGCTAATTTGATTAAATCACCTAAGAAAAAGATAGCCTTAGTTAGACTGTACAAGGTTACATTCCGTGATGTTAGTCGCAGCCTGCGCTTTGCTAACGTGTCTCCGTCTACGCTCTTGTCGTCTACTATTAGTAGCTTATATTCTGCGTCGGAGTACTCAGTGTCTTTTCCCATAAGGAAGAAGGTAACTTTATCTAAAGTCTGTGGTTTATTCG